TACTGCTATCACCAACATAGCATCTTTATTGGCAATGTGCCACCAGTTGCGTAATGCTTGATATGGGTTGGTTATAAAGTGTAATGTGTCATGACAATAAAGCACATCAAATTTCTTCTTAGTGTTATCAAGGCTTTCAGGTGAGCCTCTCTGCAGACTAATACCTTTGTGCTTTATATTGATTTTGTCAATATCACTCTGCCCAACACATTTAATGTTTAACGGTAATTGTTGTACGTCCCGTGTTGTTGCATTTGCAAACCACAACATATTAAGTGCTTCGGTATCGCATCCTAAGTCTACAACACGTCCAATACTTTCCATGAAGTCGTCATACTCATAAAACAAATCTAGTATATGTTTTTTGCTATGCTCAAATGCTAGTTCTTGACTGGTAAAGCTCGAGTAGTTCATTTTGTATTTTTTCAGCCTTTGTTTTTTGTGTCGTAAATGCAGTTTTAGTTATCTTTTCTACTAGTTGTGCATTAGATTTTAATCTATTCCAGTGTCTCTTTCGTAATAGTATTCCGTCTTGTTTACAAAATTGATAGGCTTCTGCTAACACACGATCCATTCTTATTCTAGGATCCTGTATATTATCATAACTATGATCAATAATGTCGTCAAACAGATCGAAGCCTGCATCGCGTAGTTTTGCTACTGTTCCAGGTACTGCATACCATAACGGAAATTGATGCCACGCAAATACTTTATAACTTTTTTCTGTAATAAAAATATTTCGCCATGACAACCGGTCTGTTTGATTACTACTTTCAACAACCAGTTGTACTGGTGCAGTATAAAACAAGTTGTGTTGAGGAGCATGCTGGTCTGTATTAGAAGCACGATCATCATCAACATACATTGGGTACGGATAAGGACTTACCATCTCACGCCATTCTGTTGGAATCATATCTGGAAATGTACCAAGTGTCATTCTTATATCCTCAGAATCAAATGTGTCTAGTATTTTTTTTGCTATAGTACAACGACTTTCGCTTGCTCGACGCATAAGAATAACTAATTTTTTATCCATGGTCAAATTTTGCCATGATATATCTTGTTTTTTTAAATATGCATGCCAACTAGTAATGTAAACAAGTCTTTCTGTATTACATTCAGCCGGATATGGCAAACTATCAGTGTTTTCATAACATGTAAAAAGCACTCCAAATTGACACATAGGAAACCCAAGTTCAGATAGCATCAGTCTGAAAGGTTCAATATCGTCGGCATTGTGTCCTTCCCAATTTGGGTTTACAATAATATAGAATTGTTTTAGATCCTCAACTGTGAGATTAGCCTGTTCCAAATCTTCCAAAAATAATTGGCGCCAATATTTCTTTTTCTGTCGAGAATATACACGATCAAATTCATGTTTTATCCATATGTTGTACCAAATAAAATCACCTTTGATACTGATACGAGCTGGCATCATACCTGGACATCTTCCATGCCAGCAGTACGCAGTCTAACTATATGTCCTAGTTGCCACTGCTTTGTATCTAGGCCTTTCATGATGCCAAGATATTTGTTGCGTAATAGTGCAACTTCGTTGATAAGTGTTTCAAAGTCTATTACCTCATCTTCACCATCAACATACTTTTCTGCATCACGACTACTCAATGCACGAGCATAACCTTCCAAGTACTTTTGAAAGTGTTTACGTCTTATTTTACGTAACTTTATGTTTAGAAAATTAAGTACTGCTTCAATTTCTTGCAGTTGATTGAAACGATGCTCTGTAAGTCCAGGTAATGCTTTTATGTTTTTTTCAACAAGTCCACCAACCCTACATTCGCTCTTGGCTATTTCTAACTCATGTTCAAAATGAGTTATAAAGCCAGGGATCTCCGCAAGATTATTTGTTACTTTGCTATACCACATATACTAGTACTCGTCGTAGTTAAATTCACCGTCTTCGTCGTACTGATCAAGTAATTCATCACGTTCATCTTCTTCGAGATCATCTTCTTCGTATTCTCCGAGATAGTCGCCAACTGCTAATTTTATGGCTCCGTCAAACTTAAATGCATCTCGTATTTCTTCAGCACTATACTGTCCTATCAATGCTTCAACAACATGATTTGCAGCTTCTTTAACATCGCCTGTATCGTGCATGAACTGACGTGTCTCTTTCCAAACCAATGCGGCTATATCTAATGACAAATCTGTCTCCTATTCTATTTCTTCGGTGTACTTATAATATATTGGTTAATTCTTTATATGTTTGTTTATAGTCTTGTTTTCGTATTTTGTCTGTTATGCTTAAATAGTCAGTCATATTCGCAGTATCTGCTGATATTGTTGTATTGTTCATTATACTTACAATTGGCTTAATTAACTTATTAAATTCATCGTCATAAATGTTCAATAGTTTATCAGTTATATATTTCTTTTGCTCTTTGTTAAACAAACCAATGTTTAGTTGTTTAGGCTTGTTCAATGGATTAAACGATAGTGGAAGTTCATATTCCTTACAGAACTGAAATAATGTATAAGTGTCTAGTATATTAAGTGTTGTTATTGTACTCCATACATTTAAATTTATAACTGCGTCTGTTACCTTCTTATATTTTTCAATTGTATCTACTATTGTTTTCCAACTAACTCCATATCTCTCATACTCAAACTTTTTTCCTGTAGTATCTATGCTAAAACTTAACTCAACTGCTTTAAAACTACTCCATAATGGTATTAAATTTGATGCAAATACTGTAGCATTGGTATTATAATGCAGTGATATATCACTGCTTCTTTGTTTGTTTATAAAGTATTGTAACAGACTAGAGTGTGTCTTGTCAAGTAAAGGTTCACCTCCTGAAAAGTTTAGGTGCGACAAATCATCAGTAATTTCTTCAAGATCTTTCCAAACTTTAGAACCATTAATGTCGGTCCATTCATTCTTTATCAGTGTCAAAGATGAAAACTGTGGATAAGATTCTTCATGCCGAGCTACTTCATCTGCCCATTTACTACTAAAAGCAGGGCTACAAATTCTACAACTTAGATTACATGTTTTGTTAATTTTTATATCTAAACCAATCAGATTCTGACTTTTTGTATCGTTGTAATCTATATCAAAAATTTTATCTCTATAAACATAAGCATCATTCTGTCTCTGGCTTTTTACACCGTGTCTTTCATTTTTCCAACAATTATTACAACCCACTGGTTGCTCGCCATCTAAAAACTGTTGTCTCAGATCAGAATAATCTATATCCTTAACTGATATCGTTTTTACATTTGGATAGTTATCTACCACATACCTACAACAAGGAGCTAAATTACCTTGTTGTCTAATTTCTAGCATTATCCATGGATTTACGCAGATTGTTTTGGGTATATCAAAGTTTGTAGGATTTGCAACAGTTTCATTGCCTTCATGCTCGATATGCACAAAACATTCATCAATATCAAGGTGTTTTAAGATACGGTTAAGATAATTAAAAAACGGTTGTGTGTTAACAGTAGGCACTGAATCCACAAACACTATGCGTTGGTTTGGTTCATAGTATTTGCGTTTTTGTTTTACAAGTTCACGGTAAAGTTGATTTATAGGTTGTTCTAGAAAATATTTTACTTTTTCTATATATAGAATATCATACTGTGCTAACTTGTTATTCAGTTGGTTGTTCATGTACTTCTTCTGTAGCCTGATGTACATCACCGTGTCCGTCAACTACATCTTCTTCTGGAGTACTTACCTCTTCCTCAATTTTATTGAAGTCTAGCATAACTTTGTCTAAACAACCATCTTCGTTGCGTTCCCAAGCCTTGCGAAACTGTAGTATTTCTTCTTTGTCGCTAGTTAGAAAACGTAGTCTGTTGCCTTGCTTTGTTAACAAGCCAGTTGCTTCTGCTAGATCAACTAATCCACTGTATGGATTCATACCAGTTTCATATGGAATCTTTACTTGCACTGATTCAAATGGTTTTGCATATCTTGTTTTCATAACCTTACAAGCGGCACGTATACCTTTTACTTGTGATATCTTGTTGCCGTCTTCATCTTCTTTAAGTTTAAGTTTACGCATTGCAACAACAATACTTGATGCATAGATAAAGCCTTGTCCACCCGATATCTTATCATCAGGATCAAACATATCCTGTGATGCATACGTATGATTTGTACACACCATACCAACATTGTAACTACCAAACATGTTTACAGTATTACGTACAAGTGCAGTCAGTGCCTTTGGCTTTCTACCTAAGTCACCTTTCATGTCTCCTGATTCGAACTGGTTAACATCTGTTGGTGTAAGCATCATTCCTAAACTGTCAATAACAAATAATACCTTAGGACGTTCTCCATCTGGTAATGCTTTGTAGTCTTTCATAAATGTGCTAACTGTCTTTGCAACATCATCAATCATTGACATTGCAAGTTTAAGCAACTTGTCATCGCCAGTATCAACACCTAGTGCTTGTAACCATGCTTCATCAAGTGCATTTTCTGTGTCAATAAGCACAACAAAGATGCCTTGCTCTTGTGCATGTTTAACAATGTTCCCTGCGGCAAAATAACTTTTGCCTGCGCCAGATTCACCAGCAAACACTGTAACTTTACCTAGTGGACAACCTTTGTGGAAATCCCCCGAAATAAGATAGTTTAGTGCATAGTTGCCTGTGCTAATCCAGTCTGTTGGATCGTTGAAGCCAATTGACAATCCGTCAATACTTTTTGTAATATCTTTTCTAAATTTACTTACGTCAAATGGTTTGCCCAATGTCTTCTCCTTGCTTATAATTTAACTATTATATTATATTTTTTGTCTGTTGTCAAATAATTTTTAGAAGTTTTTTATCTCAAAAAACTACCAGACGATCCTATACGGTTTAGATCATTTGTTATGCAATGCATACCGGCATCCCAAAAATATTTGTGTCTAAAAGGCGATATATGAACTTCAACACCGTATCTTGCACAGGCTTCTTCAACCCTATCGTTGTGTGCTGATACTATAACATTTTTTTCATCTACTACCAACATGTTTACATCAAAAACCGTTTCGTGTACTTCGCCTACCCATTCGTCAAAATAATGATCAACCATTTCAACCATGTGTAAATCTTTTTCAAACCCTGGAAAAAACCAACGTCCTTTGTTGCGTTTCATTGAGAATTCAAAATCTCTCATGTGTGCATAATTAGAATCTGGCAAATACACAACCTCCCAGTCTGGAAATGTATCTTTGTACGTTGGAATATCGTTTAGACTTATAATTAAGCCAGGAGTTACAGGACAATACACTGCATCACCATGTCCTCCTGCGTTTACAATCCTATTATGTGTGTTAGGAAAATACTGATTAACCTTATCTAATAGAGACTTTTTGTCATCATGAAATGTTTGTGTTGCAAACATTAGATCTTGTCCAATCCGACTGACAAAGCAACCATTAATAAAATCTAAATCAGTATAAACAATTTCATTGCCTTGAGCTTTGATATCATCAAAGATATGTGTATAAAGACTTAATTTTGCATCTAGATGATTTTGGTCAAACTTCTGAAAGTTTTTAAATTTTGAATGTATTTCGTCAGCAAACTGTGGCCATGTTTTATAAAAATCTTCTGGACGGACATAGTCTGGCCAATATGGTTGTTTATTCTGCCGATAAAATACACTCCAAGCATGACTACCATTTGGCACTTCTGGAATCCAAAATTTGTCACCAATCATAATAAAATAATCTCTAGGAGCAGTTGGTGGTTGCAACCACTTACCATCAATGTATAAATCGTTTATATCATCAGGAAACTGTGGACGAACTGTTTGCACACCAAATTTATTTTCAAGCAACCTTATCAGTTTTTGATAGTCTTCTTCTGTCTCTTCTGCTAACTTTTCAAAAATTGCACGTGTTTGACTATGTTCAATCCAAGAATAAAATTCAGGCTGATAAGTGCGGCCCACTATACAAAATTTAAGTGGATCCCAATGCTGGTATACTGAATACATTATGTTTCCTATAAAGAATGAGGGCAAGGAGAAAGGAAAAAACCTTGCCCTCCATTGCCGTTAAGATGAAGACTGTCTGCTACGAATCATAGCAAGTATATCTTCGGCCTTCTGTCCACTACCAGCAGGGGAAGCCGGTGTTTGGACTGGTGCAGTTGGAGTTGCACCCATCTCTTCAGGTGTAGCAACCGGAGCAGGAGCCGTTTCCGCTACCGGAGTTGGCGCCGGAGCACTAACTTCTACAGGTGTTGCTGTTGCTGATGCAGCCGCCGCCATTACTGGAGCTGGTGCTGATCCTTCAGGCTTTTGCATTCCTGCTGGACGAAAGTATGATCCCCAACGATCAACATCATATGCTTGACCATCTACTGATGCTTCAAACATTTCTTTCATCACTTTTAGTTCTTCTTCACCTGGACGTTTAGGTAGGAAGTCACCTAAATTATATAAACCTTGTGAGTCAATAGCAGTGGCTTCTGCTTCAGTTAATGCAGTTTCTTTTCTTGACCACTTTGATGTACTGTAATCAGCATAACCACCTTTAGAAGTTTTGCTTACTCTAAAGTCTAAACCTCTTGCATAGTCTGTAGGTAGTTCCTCTAGTTCAGGATCCATCAATGCACTCTTAATAATTTGAAAAATCTGCGGACCAATGATGAAACGTCTGATTGCTTTATCTGATTTGTCATCTGTGATTGGATTTTCTCTTACAAATCCTTGCATTACATAACTACGTTTCTTCCAGTACTTACGACCCATATCTTCTAAACTTTTGTCTTTGAACCACGGACGTACTTCAGTTAGGATTGGACAAGTATCTCCCCACATTTCAACACAAGGAACCTGTACTTGAACACTCTTACTGTCCATCTGTCCTTTGATACCATTGAATGGGAGTTTGATCATTGCACGTTCAATCCAAAAGAACGTGTTGTTGTTATCCATATCGGGAAGGAAACGTAGTACTGCACTATCGCCTTCGTTCATATTCCAATGTGGGTAAATTGCACCATCGCCGCCGGATGATTGATTGCCTTGCTTATTATCTGCCGCTGCAAGGCGAGCTCTTATTTCTGCTAATGAAGCCATTTTGTTTCTCCTATTGCCTACGAGTAGCAACTACTACTCTATCATTTGCCTGTTTATGTTTGTCAACAAATAATGCAACTACATTACTTGCACTTTTATTTAGCATAGATACACCAGTTGGTGTAGTTTTATGTCGCATAAAATTAAACATGCTTTATAATAGCATGATAGTAGGAGAAATCAACTGTTTTGGTAAAATTACCTATTTACGAGGTAAAGCATTCTTTCTAATGCTTCGTTTGTTAACGCTGGATCACGTTCTGCTTTAAGTGCTTCTTTACCAGTATCAACATCTTGTGTTTCTTTGGTTACTGATTTTGCATTCATCCAACCTTGTAGTTGAGCAATTTCTTTATCATAAGTTGCTTTTGCTTTATCAGTATCCATCTTTGCCTTCATATACTTTGCATACTTTATTGCGGCTTTGAGATCTGCTGGTGAACTATCTTTGGTTGGATTAATTACTTCAGGTGGACTCTTTGCTTCGTTAACCTGTCCACTGAGCCTACGCATATCTGACATCGCGGCATCTTCTATTATACCACCTAATGCTTTGATTCCTTTTTCAGCGAATTGTATAACCTCTGCTGGTTCTGCGTCGACTAGATCTCTGGCCATTTTATACACGTCTAAGACAACATCGTCGGCATTGACATGCATGTCCTTAAAGTAGTCGCCCATTTCATCTAAGATATGATCATTGTCAGTAAAGTCATTTGTAGACGCTTGATCGTATAAGTGATTAAGGTCGGCAATTAATTCGTTTTTAAGTTCGTCAGCACTCATGTAGTCGTTATCGTCTTCAGTTATGTCTTCAGGATCTAGATCATCTTGTGCCATTGGATCAACTGCTTTTTCGTTATCAGTGCCATCTTGGTCGTTTGGATTAACAAAACTATCCATGCCTTCTTCAACATCTGAACCGCCAGCAGTTTTAACCACATCTTGTCCGCCCATGCCCATTTCTAAACTGCGTTCTTTACCTGCGG